CTGAAAAATTAACACCGTTTGCAAATATCCACCCTTCAAAACTTTGTTCTAATGGAAATCCAGCTCCTATAGTAAATGTATATTGACCTGACTCAAATGGCCAAGCTTCATAACTAACTTCTATTGGATATTGAGTTATTGCAGCTATATTCGACGTACTACGTAATATAGAACTAGATACCGGTTCTGTTTCATCTGGTATAACATTAATAATTAAGTCCAAGTCTAATGCACTAGAAGTGCTAAATTTAAATAACGAAAATTTAGTCCAGTCAGGAGAAGCTTGGTCTGATGGCATTGATCCAGTAACAAAAAATACACCTTGAGTATACATTTGGCCTGCAGGCACTTCTATTAAATGATAAGATGCCGTTGAATACTGTTTACCTGTAATATTGAAGCTTTCTGTAACCGTTAATGCACTCGCAGATAAATGACCTACTTTAAGAGTATTTTGAGCTGCATTATATGCAAGTCCCGAATCATCTCGTTGTAGCAACTTATATCCATTCGATTCTGTACTAGGGTCTATTGTTACTATGTTTGCATATGAGTCGAAATTAGCATTATTAACGAATATTCGATCTGCAGCGGATGATGTTGCAGCTATAATAGAAGATGTCGGAACGGGAGTTGGAACTCCATCGCTATTACCAACCCATGTATACCCGGCCGGTATGTTAGGCACGTCGTTTGATCTACCAGCGCCTAAAATAAAGCCAGATCCATTTGTAGCGTCTACTTTGTCTACTATACCTAAGTTTTGGATTAAATTGGATCCTGTTGGCTTAACATTTGTGTAACCACCATCCGCTGCTACATAAACAGTATCACCTTCAGTAAAGCCAATGGTGTTAACTCCATTAATATATCCAACAGCAATTGCTAATCCCTCAGCCTCATCTGCTAAAGTTTCATTTAGAATAAAGTGAGCAGGCATTGTAGCTGCATTTGAAGCGGATGCTGCTATAACTTCACTAGTGTTACCTGCGGTACCAGTAACGTGGACTGGGTATCCTTTTAATAATTCTCCTCCAGAGACGTTTTTAACATTGGCATATACTGTTGTTCTAGTAAATGATAAATTACCGGCACCATCTGTTATTAATACGTCACCATTATCACCGTCGGTTGTTGGGTAATTTAACCCTGAGGCGGTAAGTTCATTAGTGATTATAGCACCACTTGCACTTATATTACCTGAGGCTGTAATATTTGTAGATACTCTTAAGTCACCAAATATATCTAAGGAAGCTGTTGGGATTCCATTTGATCCTATTATAATTTTGCTATTATCACTTACTTTAAAAAAAGTATTATTAGAACTATCTGTGATTCTAAAACTGTGTCTCTCGGGAAGAGTTCCAGAAGATTTAATAACTAATCTTTCAAATGAAGAAATACTACTAGGGGTTCCTATTCCAGTAGGTTGTTTTAAATTTAAAACATTAGAACTTAAAGAAAGATTAATTATTTCACCTAAAGTGTTAGACTTAAAAGCAACATTATGAGTACTACTTTGACCTAAATAAAGATAATGGTCGCCGGTGGAATCATAATATTTAAATGTTCCGTTTTCTATTACAAACTTATCGGTTTCTTGTTCTGAAATTAAACTACCTGTTATATTAACACTACCAGTAAATTGGTGAGTATCGTCTAATGTATCTCCAAAAATTGTTGATCCACTAGAGAACGACTGTGTCATATAAGTGACTGAAGATGAAACTATATAGTTTTGTGCTATAATATCACCTTCAACTGTAAGATCTCCTAAGAATGAACCATTATTAGCGGTAAGGTTAGATACTCTTAATGCATCAGTCTTAATAATCGATGCAGATACTTGCTGTGCATCAACGAATCCCGTAAATGTTGCAGTACTAGTCTTGTAATTATCTATATATAACCCGCTTCCGCTAATCGTACCTGATATAAATAAAGATGCTGAATTTAAATAATGCGGATGTTCGTTTTGTGTATGGAAGTAGAAACTACTGGATGCGTCGCGTACTTCAAACAATGTTTGATTACGCGCATTTTGAATATCACCTGCTTGGAGTAAATAATAGTCACCTTCTTTTAACGAAATAAATGATCTACCTAGATCCGTTGTTTGAAGTATACCACCATTAAGAGATAATGTCGTGCCATTAAATGATAAATTTTGTTCAGCATTTAAAGTTCCATTGCCTTTGGCTGTAATGATTCTATCATTAGCATCATTATCAATTGTTATGCTAGCATTGCCGCCATACGATCCGGTATAGAAAAACTGACCTGTTGCAGTATTATAAACAACTGTATTATAGTTACTAGAATCTTCTGTTAAGTTTGCATATAAATTACCACTCGCACTTATATCAGCCGAAGCCGTAATACTGCCAGCCGATATATTTGATATATTAAATCGGTTTTTAAAAGGGTTGAATCTAAACGTTGTCGGACTTTTATATAAATTACCATTGTCGTCGCTAAATGGTATATACAAAAGTCCATCAGTGCTGTCATTATTTGTAAGTACAACTCGTTTGGATATTGTTGCATATGAAGCAGTACCCACAAAGTTAGGAGCATATATATCGCCAGAAGACAATATGCCAGAACTTGCCGTTACACTATTTAATATTGCATCCGAACCGGATACAATGACCTTTTTCCAATTTGGCATCTTTCTTTTTCCTAACTACGGTTGGTTACTATAAAAGCCCACTTCCGACTCGCGTCGGCCAATAATTAGATCAATCAGAATTATTTGTTCGTCATGTCTTCTTTTTGTTTTACTGCTTCATACTCCTGTTGTAATTTATAAGTTATTGTTATTACGTTATTTAACATATATCCTTTAAAATCCATATCTGCTAATATCCGTAATAAAAATTCTATTTCTTCCGATGTTAATGGATGGTGGTGTTCCGTACCTCCTATACGAAAATTGCCGTTAACTTTGAGACCCATTGTTCATAACCTAATTAGTCTTGAGTTGTTCTTATGTAAATATCACCATTAGTACTATTAATATAAATTTCTCCATATCCATACTTTACATCTGCATCATCCGGTGCTCCGGCAGCGGCTGCGGTCGTTACAACATATGATCTAGTTATATTTGAGTTGGCAGATAGATCAGCGTCACCTTGTGCCATATGTTTTGCAACCGCCCAACGTTGATCACCTTTATCATGATATAATGCTGAGCCTGAACTATCTGCAGAACCAGATTGGACAAATATACCAGCATCGACATTAGCAGTTGTTGACCCCGATGCTAAATATATAAATGCATCTTTAACATCTAAATTAGTTGTACTAATGGATGTCAAATCTCCATTAACGGTTAAATCACCATCAACGGTTAAATTACCGGTAACATCAATGTTTGCAAATTCAACATCCGAATCGGTATTTACTGCCTGACCGACATTACCTTCTAATGTTGTTACTCTAGTACTAAATGAACCTGAATCCGTTTGGAGGCTTGATATGTCAGATTGATTAGTACTAATATTTGATTCGTTAGTAGTAACACGTGTACTAAACGAAGCAGAATCTGTCTGAAGATTTGTAATATCCGTCTCATTAGTAGTTACTCTAGTACTAAATGATGCAGAATCTGATTGAAGATTGGATATATCGGTTTGATTAGTACTAATATCAGTTTCATTGGCAGTTACTCTAGTACTAAACGAACCTGAATCAGTTTGAAGATTTGAAATATCGGTTTGATTAGTACTAATATTTGATTCGTTAGTAGTTACTCTAGTACTAAATGAGCCTGAAGCGCTTTCTAGATCGGTTGCTCTCGTTGCAATAGATGATGAAAACTCAGCACTAGTCTGCCCATTTCCGTAATCAACCGAACCGCCTAATGTTCCATCGGCGATTTGACTTCCTAATGTACGTCCTATGTATTGGTAGACCGATGCATATACCCAACGGCCGGCCGTTCTGGCTGTGTTAAATGCAACTACACCTGTCTTATAATCAAATACGTAATCAGCCGATGATATTTCGTCGCCGCCTGATAATGATGCTGGGTCGGAATTTGTCGACTCAAATAATCGCACAACATATCCCGGGGCGCCGGCCTGACTACCTTCCGCATCATTAATTGAATCTGATGCATTTTCTGCACTAATATATTTAGGAGAAACAAAATTTGTTAACTGATCACTGACAATTAATGAAGTTCCGCCGGTTGTATCGGTATCCGTATCGGTTGGTTCAGATGTAGTAAAAAAGTATGTATCTCGTCCAGTGCCGGTATTTGCCGGTTTTAATTTATGACGATACCAATACTTTAAAATAGGAAGATCATCAGCACTACCAGGCGTTATTGACGTATCTAAATTACTAGCAGAAACAATAAGTCCGGATTGCGATGAACCAGAAAATGGTATGCCGGCCGATGAGGTCGGTATATATCTAACATCTGAAAAGACTTCATTTGCATTGACATCAAGTACGCTAGTATATGCTTCTTGAGTATCTGTTACTTTATCAGTTGTATATCTTCTGTTTTGAAGTTTTCTATTTGAAAATGATGAGCTTACAAATGCCATTTATTAATCCTCTTGTATATTATGATCCAGATACCGAAATTTGTCGCAATGTATCATTTGGTGCGCCTTTGTATCTAACTACAATGTATATTTCTGAATAATCCGTTCCACTATTACTAATTACTTGGCCTGCAGGAGCATTAAGTGCTAATGTAATTGTATTTGTACCTGTTGACCTACTCGACCATAACTTTTTAATATCTACTGTTTCATTAAACGGATTAATGCCGGCGGTGCCGGCACCTTGGTTATCTAATGATGGGTCAAAAGTTCCAGTACCAGATACGTCGAATATTCTAGGGTTGCCGGCATCATCTAATTGTTTACTAAATATCACGCCGATCGAATACTTGTTAGTAGTTGTACTATCCCATGCAACTAAATCACCAAAATCACTATCGCCATTTGTAGTAATAGTCAAGCTACTATAGCTTGCGCCGGAGCCTAAACCAAAATCAAACTTTTGCATTGCCCATTTGTAATGGCCATTGCTATAACTACCGGTAGGATACCAATATCCATAACCACCATCGGTATTAACACCTGTCGATCCGGCACCATGTTCTGGATTGACAAGCCATCCATATGTATCACCAGCTTTATATTGTAAATCACCGTCAGCACCTAACGTTAATCTATCTTCCGGATCCCATGTTGATGCAACTGCTTGATCAATCGTATTTCCTTGAATCTGTAAACGATTTGTTTCGGCCCTAAATCTAGTAGCGGTTTCCGATTCACCTTGGCTAATTCCCGGTGTTGAATTATATATCCAATACAACAATGAGCCCGATGCGGCTGGTTGACCGAATGTTCCGGCGGTATGGAACAATCTATCGAGTGTATATGCATTAGTCGCATTACCGGTATTCCATGGGAGGTATCGGCCACGAACTGTAAAGTATGTATATGCATCAGTCGGGTACCGTTCGACGGCATTTGTATGATCAACGTTGTACGTAACATCGTTATTTAACGTGCCGATGGCATACGTATCATTAGTACCAATTGAAGCTGTATACTGAACATCTGGTACTAGTGGTAAACTACCTTGGCCGAGGGCAGAGCCTAAACTTGTCACGACCTGGCTACCTACTTGTAGTTGCCCGCTGTTTACAATAACTTTATACCCGGCATCCGATGATGATATTGCAAAGGGCGCACTCTTTGTTGTATCTACATATGCCAACGTAGTATCAGATGTAGTCGAATAAAATAATGGAGCAAATATATGGGGTATTCGTATAGCACCACCGTTAAGGTAACTCGCGCCGTTTAAATATGGAGCACCTGATAAACTACGAGATTCAGCTGCCGTTTGAGTGGCTATAAGTAACTCATTAGTTGCTGTGCCGGTGGCGTTTTGCGATTGAATTGATGTAATATCTGCTACAGTTAATGGTGTATAAAATCTAGTGCTTGTTGCAAATCCTGTTTGGAGCGACCCACCAATTAATTCAGATTCTGTAGCATTTGACTTGGATGCAAATCCAAGCTTATAATCGTACCAACGATAATATCCGCTGGATGATATTGCATTGTTATTAGATGCAACGCTAATACCAGAGTAATTAGTACCATCTGTCCATTTACGAGCATCTAACGATGTTATTTGTCCATATTTAGCTTCTTGATACTGTGCCGGTATAACGGTCGGTGTTCCAGTTGCAATATTTCTTACATATAACGGGGCAGTGTCGGCTGTAGAAGTAGCATATACATAAGAGTGAGTCGTATATGTTCCGGTCGACTCATTTGGGTCTGTTACAGACTGGTTATCGCTAAAGCTTTGCGTTGCCTTGCCTATAAATGTAACACCTTCTCCTGCGCCGCCGGCATCAAAATAATCTGACGGATCTGATACCCATAACGGCCTTCGTGTAAATGTAGTTTTTTGATATACAGTAGTCACTTCATCAAATAAAGGATTACCTTCGCCAGAACAAAACCCTTTGGCGAGTAAATAATTTACTGGTGCAATTCTTGGAAATGTAATTGAGGCGGCTGTTGCCGGCACATATGCATTAGTCCAATCCGATGTATCATCTGCCGCGCTGTCATTTAGATATGAGACTGTTGTCGTACTCCATGGCGTTGCATTTGGTGACGGTGATGTAACTAATGCGTTCAACTCATTGGACGCACTAATCACACCGACAATCGTACGAAGAATTTGAGATACATCTGTATTAGAATCGTAAGAATTAAATATAGTATTATCTAAATTAGATTGCCATGATAATGAATTTGGGTGGCCGACGTTATGATTTGCAAAATATGCAGATTCGCTTACTATAAATGCATACTTAGAATTTGCATTTGATGCCGGTAGTTGTTTTAGTGCATTATCCGTTGGCGATGTCTTTAAAGACGATCCGGATACTACTAATGTCTCATCCGCTGCATAATAGTCGCCGCCGTCTTTACTTACAAATATTCCTCCGCCGCCGCCGGCGCCTGATGATGTTATAAAAAGTCGTTTACTATTTTCATCATAAATAACTACTTTTGCAGTGCCACTGCTATCCTCAGTTAACTCAGCATATAATGAACCGGTTACCGATAATTTGCCCGATACACTTAAATCCGCTAATTCGGCATTTGATCCTGAAACAATTATTTTACGCCATGTAGTTGCCATATGGGTTCCTCTCTATCAGTTTTATTTCTTATAAATATGTTAACTCGTTTGTTTACTTACATAATACTCATCATCGGTGTTGTTATAATATAAACCACCGTCTACCGGTAATGGAACGGAATTAAATTTTCCAAGTTGTAGTACACCCTCGCCATTAACACGTAATGCTGCAAAACTCTCTGATCTAATTAAAAAGAAATCATTCGTTGTACGAGAACCGGAGTTTATAAATACACCCTTTGCATACACATAGTCACTTGAACTTATTGCCTGGCTAGCTGTTATAGAGCCGGATGCATATAAATCGGCTAACTCAACAGATCCAGATGCAGAAAACGTTCCTGTCTCACCTTGAGGTCCGACTGGACCTACTGGTCCTTGAGGTCCGAATGTAGTAACTTCGACTACATTAGTAGTCTGTTGAGTAACAATTATCGTCTCGCCATCACTAGTAGCAATGTTAATACTCGGGGACGATTCATTTATTGTAACTTGGGATTCATCTGGGTTTACATATACATTCTGAGACATTAGCTACTTGTGGTTACTTCTTTTGAAAGTTTTACTCTACCCTCTAATAATCGTGTTACATAAGGATATGTACTACCTGAAACTAATTCTATATCATAATAACCCTCGGAAAATGTTAATTGAGATGATGAATAAGCAGAAATAAACACGCCAATGGAACCACTTGAGGGCGGATTCGTACCGGACGAGCCGCTCATATTTAATCCAGTACCGTCATTGGCTAATGTACTAGATAATGATATATATGTTTGGTTGCCGCCTTTAGCATTTTTAATCTGCATTCTAGCTGTGTATTTTGTTAAATCGACAACATCGCCGTTAGAATCTTTATACGTTAGTTCAAAATCTACCGTAGCGCCTTGTTCAATAGTAAAATTATACCAGCCTGCAGCCATCTCTTTTCCTTTTTAATAAATATGACGTTTAGTTATATCCATTAAGTAAATCTAACAATTCGTCTATTGCTTCATGGCGGTGATTATCTTTAAGAACTATTTTCGATACATAATCAGAATCTTTAATTTTTGCTAAATCATGTACGGCTGAGTAATTTTTATCACGCAAATCTATTTGTTGCGAATCGCCCGTAAATATCATTTTCGAGTCTTTTCCGATTCGTCCAATTGCCATGGCTAATTGTGATTTAGTTAAATTTTGAAATTCGTCGACTATTACAACAGCATTGTCAAATGTTCTACCTCTAAAATGAGCTAATGACACTAATTCAATCGCTTCTGATTGCTCTAATTTTTCTAGAATATCTGGCTTATTATAAACCTTTCTCATATTAGAACGAATTGGTACTAACCATGGTTCCATTTTTTCTCGTTCTGATCCGGGTAAGAATCCGTTATCTTCGGTAGATACTGTAGGCCTTGTTATTATAATTTTATTACACTGACGTTTAAAGTACATGTCCAATGCTACTTGAACAGCTAATAATGTTTTTCCCGAACCTGCCTTGCCTAATATAAAATTATATGGACATTCTAAAATTTCTGCTTTAGCAGCTTTCTGCTCTTCTGATAATACTATAGAAAACCTAACTGGACCTTTTGGCGGGGCTTTCTCGATATTTTGCTTTGCCATGTAACTCCTATTTTATATAAATATGTAAAAAAGGGAGACCGAAGCCTCCCTTTCCTAGTTATATTCTAATTCTATAAATTAGACTACGTTCAAGTGACCGACGTAGACCTTACCATAGAATTCAGGACGTACCATCTTCTTGGCATAACGAGTCATCACACCCTTTCTTGGAGTGAAGTTAGATGGATCGTATACCAATGGCGTCATGATAAGCGGAATGTATGGAGCATAAACAGCACCAGTTTCGAGGAACTGTGATCCTCTGTAACCCATTAAGATTGTATTTTCAGTCATATATGGGTTCTTGTAAACTTGGAATCTGCTGTTGATAGCACCTACTTTCTGCACGCCCATTGCAAATTGCGTCTTATTACCGTCGGTATCAGCAGCATATCCAGGAATAGATTCGAGGATAGTTGCAACAGCCGGAGAACATACTAAGAAGTTTGCTCCGCCTCTCAACGTCAATTGGTGAATCTTATTGCTTACCTTTTGGATCTTAGTTCCTAAAGTTTGGAACCAAGTACCTTGGTTGTAAGCTTGAGCAGTTGCATTACCTTGAGTAAAGGTGTTGGTAGTAGTATCAAACTCATATCCAACTTTTGCAGACCAACGCTCAGTTGTTTGAGCATTCTGAATCAACATGTCTAAAAGTTCCAAGTCAATTTCTTGAGAAACGTACTCAGACAACATGCTAGTCAACTCAGCCTCAGCGTCAATGCTGTGGTAAGCGTTCAAGTCTTGAGCAAACTCAGGAGACCAAACAGCTTTCAACTTACGAGTCTTAGCAACAATTGCCTCACTTCTCATTTCCAAATTGATTTCTGGAATATCGAGGATCGTTGAATCAGTTAAGTTACCGCCAGTTGTATCTTCAAAATCGCCTCTAGAATTGTCTGCAGGCTGCTTGTGATAAGCAACGACAACTGCATCCGCACCTGTTACAACAGGAGTTGAAGCAGTTTGAGCTAAGAAGTAGATGTGCGTTGAATCTTGACGAGTAAATTCAGGAACGATATTAGTAATACCAGAACCTGACAAGTTAAATGCTCTAATACCATTAGTATCTGGAGCAGTTAAATCTGCCTTGGTAACACGAACAACTTGGTATGCTCTAGTATTAGCAGCTGCACTAGCAGAAAACTCTGCATTAAAGTTAGTGAACTTGTCTAATTGCAATCCAGTCAATGCAGCACCGCCTTCAGTAAAGGTAGCAGTAAATGGATCATATGAACCAGTGCTTACTGCAACAATTTCAGTAGCATCATTGATTGTATATCCAAATCGACCTGCACCATATAAACCTTCAGAAGGAGCAGCTCCTCCAGCAGCAGATGTACCTAAGTCACCTGCATCGGTAATACCAAATACAGAATCGGCTTGAGATGTTCTACCTTGGCTAGTTAAGAAGTCATTACCTGTTGAGCCATTGAAACCGTTAGTTCCTTGAGCAGTACCATACTTGAAGTCCAAGTAGAATACGAGTCCGGAAGGAAGGTTCATAGGTTGAACTGATACGAAATCTTTTGCAGCAATTTCAGCAAAAATTCTACGTACTAATGGAAGAGCAACACCCGCCCATTGTTCATCGCTTGCACCAGTACCAGTATTGTTAACTTCTGATACGAGTTGCTTGGCCTGGTTTTCTAAAAGGACGGCCATTCCTTTTCTGTCTACCTCAGAAGCAATACCTTCCAAAAGACCGGTCTTTTCCCACTTCTTTTCTAATTGAAGTGAAGCCGCATTTTGGTTAGCCATTGCATCGGTAGGTAATAATGAGCTTACGTTCATTTTAATAATCTCCGTGATTAAATGTTAGCTAATTTTTTCCAGCGAGCAGCTAAATCATTACCTTCATTGATCACCTGCTTAGATGGTCTTGTAGAAGGCGTTGGCTTAGATGCATAGCTTTCTTTAATTTGTCTTTTAGCTTTAGTCGTAATAAACGATTCAGCTAATGTGCTGTAAACTAACTTTACTTCACGCAACGTACGTGCGCGATCGAAATTTTCAATAACTTTAACCTTTTGGTTTTCGTTCAATGAATAATTTCTAAACAACTTGTTAGAGAACAACAACTTTGCATTAAGAAGATTTACTTCGTTAATTTTAGACTTTAAGAATTTGATGACTTGATAAGCTTCTTCCAATTCTTCGGCCTTATCTTCAGCTTCCGCTACTGGCTCCTCTTCCTCTCCGTCCTCTTCACGCAATGCTTTGATAATTTCGTCGATTGAAACTTCTTCATCATCACCTTCGGATACAGTCTCTTCTTCTTCACCTTCGCCTTCAGAAACAGGCTCATCGTCTTCACCCTCGCCTTCGGCAACAGGTTCTTCGTCAGCTTCCATTTCTCCTTCAAGCTCTCTGATGATTTCTTCTAAGTCCATATCATCTTCTTCCTCGAGGTCCATATCTTCCTCTTCTTCCATAGTGTCTTCATACTCGCCTTCATCCATAGGTATATCCTCTTCTTCCTCAACCGGAGCTTCGGGAGCAGGTTCAGCGACTGGCTCTGCAGCTGGCTCAGCAACTACATCGTCGTCCTCTTCTTCTAACTCTTCTTCTTCGGCTAATTTAGCAGATAACATGCTTTGGAGTCTGGGAGTGAAGGCCTCTTCTAATGCAATTTTTGCATTTGCCATTGCAGTTTCACGCACAGCTTTTGCGTCGGCAATGGCCTCCTTTAAAAGGTCATTCATTTTTGTCTCCTAATATTTGATTGGGGAACTGAGATTATTTTTAATCTCAATATTAAAGTAATTAATATTTCAGGGACTACGTTTTCATACGTAGTATCAATTGTCAATTATAATTATACACAATGCAAGAAAACCACTCATTTATATAGTAAAAAAGACGCCCGAAGGCGCCTTTCTTATTTTTATCGTAATATGATTATTTACGTTTACGACTTACTTTTGCTTTAACCTCATCAACTTTTTCTTTGACATTTTCTACAACATCTTCGACGGCTTCAACAGTCTTTTTATCGATCACAGACCATACACCACCAACTAATGTCATAATTGCACCAAATAATTCAGTGTACAATGATTCGTCGATAACTCCTTGAGTTATTAACACACCACCTAAGAATGTCAAGGTGTGTCTAAGAATGCCCATTACTTTTGCTTGGTTCATATCTATTTCTCCTTTAATTTTGTTCTGATTGAATTTTTGCTATATATCTAGCTTTCTTTTTAGCAATACGTCTAGTCACTGATGGCTTTTCGTATTGCATTCTATTTTTTAATGCCGTTATTATGCCGGCATCTTTAACTTGCTTTTTCCAGTCTCGCAGTGCACGTTCAATATTTGATTTGCGATCTTTTCCGGAAGTTAACCGGACGCCGATGCCGGCGCCAGGTAAAATAGCTTGATGCTTCTTGTACTGTTTTGAATTCATTTATAACTAGTTTAGTTTATACTATAAATATAATAACGTTTTTTCAAAGTACAAAAAAAATGTTTATTATTTAATGCGGTTTGATTTTGTAGCCGTCATATGATCATGAAAGCCAGGACCTTGATCATTTACACCTGCTGTATATTGGTCTTCTTGTAATGCATCGCCAGCCTCGCCATCATCTACACCGGCAGTATACTGATCTTCACTAATTGCACTATTCATGTCATAATAACGATTTAAAATTGAACCCATATCTTCATATGCAGATTCTAATCGCTGCTGTAAGCCTGACATTTCTTTTGCAGTCTTTTCAAAGACTTTATATGCCTCATTCATCTGCTTCATATGTCGTGACACCGTTACATTATCAAACCAATGTTCTGACTCATCTAATGTTAATTTTTCAGCTTGCTCAACGATGCCGCCTAATGTCTTAGACAATTCAACTAATGTATTTTCTCTATACACTTGTTTGCCAAGATCTTGATAGTTTGAAACTGTTTCTAGAAACGACTTACGTTCGTTTTTAGACATTTTTTGGTCTTCTTCTTCGCCCAAATACTTTTCATTAAGAATATGTTTTAAAAGTTGTGATTCCCACTTGCTCATAACGATCCTTTTATTCCTTTAATCGGCCGCTCTATTCGTTTTAAATTTTTTAATGCGGCTGATAAATAACGGCTTAATACTGCTTTAGCTGTACGGTATTCTATACTACCGGTTGTTTCTTCGGCATCGGTCAATGCATTCATTAATTCATCATCGATAGCTTCTAACTCTTGAACAATATTGGATATACGGTTAAGTATGTCTTCTTTATCAATGATACCAGTTGGCTCAGCGGCTGGATCAGTTGATGGATTCATTGGAATGTCATCCACTTCAGTTAGACGGCGATGTTGTTTAACTAAACCAATTAGCTTAATCATTAGACCGCATCCTCATATCTGTTAGGCTGCTTACCATACTGTACAGGTCCGTATTTACTAGCGACACCAACATTACCAGCACCTGTTTCGAATGCAAGTAAATCTACCAATTCACCCGTTCCACGTTTTCCGATTGGATTCGTTGGCCCGTACTTAGATGTTTTATCTACTAATGCCATTATAAATTCCTTTTTAATAAATATGAAGCATTTATCGTTTACCACCGTGATATTCTACAGCATGGCCCTCTTCAATCAATTGTTTATTTACGTTAATTAATGTCAATGACGAAGGACCGTCAATCGGCGATAATGAGGTGACAAAGACAGAAGCTAACGCCCTTCCAAATTTACCTATACCAGATACCTTCAGCACACACTTGTTATTGTTTAAATTAAGTATTTCTTCTAAACGAGCCGCGGCAGCTTTTCCTCTAGCCTTTTCTTCTAAATCACGTGTTCTAGATTCCGGTGTATTAATTCCTTCCATCCTTACGCGTATTTTTTTCCATGTACGAAAGCCTAAATCTATCGTACAATCAATAGTATCACCGTCGATGACTCTATCAACTATTGCATTATATTCATACATCACTTTTCCTTATCTGTAGCATACTTGACTCCCATAATAGTACCTACAATACTAAATGAATTTGTCAAAAGTATACCAAATAAATTAGACCATGTCGATTCTATGATTTTAGAATCAAAACCTTGCGACATTACATAAACATATAATGCCGTTGTTAATAACCCAACGCCAATAATAACATATAATGCACTACGTACAATCGTTCCTATTAACTCAAACTGTGTACGTTTTTGCAAAATATCTAAATCATTTACTGCTTGGTCTCGCAATTGTTCTGCTTGACGTCGTAACTCATTCGCTTCTTCTTCAGATCGTTTTGTCTCGTCTAATGCCGATTGCAGTTCAGTCATTAAATTTGAATTCTTCTTTGCAGCTGCTTCAAGCTCTTTATTTTGTTGCTGCACTTCTTTTGCAACTTCCATTCGTTTTCTACGAGCTGCAACATCTTTTTCTTTACATAATGTAAGGTAGTCTTCGAACTCTGTATCACCTTTTGGTGCTTTTAAAATTTTTAAGAAACTTCCTTCTACGTAGATTTTTTTCTTTTTAGCAACCTCGAGTAGAACATTCCTAGTATGTTCTGTTATTTCAATCATTATCTATATACTTTAAATGGAGCTGTTTTATTAACATATCCATTATAATCTTCCATAAACGACTCTAACCTAGGTTCTATATCATCGGACTTAATAATCCAAAATTGAGCTCCTACTGCTTTTGCTTTGGCAATTTCTTCTTCGTCTTCAGATGATGAAATAATACCAATTACACAACCATTACCATAGTCAGTATTTATTTTTCTAATAGTTTCGATTCCGTCCATAGAAGAACCAATAATATTTAAGTCTACAAACACACATTCGGGTCGTTCGTGATTCGGATCGTCCGGAAACCATTCTTTGAATTTTTTATCTGCTTCATCCGAGCTATCTAATGCTTCTATCGACAATGCCATATCTAACAATGAACATGCATCCTCAAAGACAAGATGAAATAAATTTTCATCATCTATTAACATTAATGTATTAATCATATTTTTACCGTTATCTTAGTTCCAACATCTAATTTATTTGAAATAATTTCAAAACCATGCTCCTTTAAGATTTCAATACATATGTTTAACCCTAAACCCGTACCTTCTTCTTTCTGGCCTTCTTTTCTCTGATATGGCTTAGACAGTACCTCAAACTCTTCTTGAGACATGCCGCGGCCATTATCTTCTATACATAAATATTGTTGACCTTGTTTAAACTCTGAATATATTTTTACGTACTTTGTTTTAGAATCATTATACTTTAACCCATTTCGTATTAGATTATCTAATGCCGTACAAAACAAAGCTTCATTGACATGCAAATCTTTAGGCAGATTATCATCTAATATTACTTGATTCTTATACGCCGTTAAACGTAAATAGTCTTCTAATATAAATTTTATATCACATGCTTGTTTAGACATTTGGGCGTTATGCTTAACTAGATTAGTAAACTCATACACGCCAGCGTATACTTTTTGAGCATGATGTAATCCATCTTGAATTAATTGTAATGGTGCTTGTATACGTAACTTTTTAATTTGTTCATCATTCAATCTACGTTTTAATGATTTAATGCCCCGGGGTAAATACGTATTAATACCAGAATGCATATCATGTCTAATAATCTTTGCGGCATGTTCTAAATAAACATCTTTTTGTTTAATAGCTTCTAATGTATTAACTAGTTCAGTTACATCTTGCCGGACAGATGTAAACCCTCTAAGCTTATCCTTTTCATCGAAATGAGCTATGATCCAAGAATTAACGATATAATGTTTGCCATGTTTATCGACGTTAGTAACAAACTTATTCCAGATTTGTTTATCTCGCAAGACAGTTTTGTACATATCTACCCAAAACTGTTTATCTTGTACACCTGAGTTTAATAGAACGTGATCTTGTCCTATTAACTCTTCACGTGAATACTTTGATATTTCAACAAATTTATCATTTACATATGTAATTTTGCCTCGCGCATCTGCTTTAGATACTAAACAAGATTCATTTAATAATGATTCTAAATCAGCTTTAACGGCTACTTCTTTTTTAGCTTTTGAAAGAAATTCAGAAACGACGGTAAAAAAAGGTGGCATAAATAAAATAACTGACAAATATTCATACCAATTTGTAAATTCTGAATAATCAAACACTTCCATCAATAATAATGTCTTAACTACAAAGAAGCTAAGCATTATTAGCGTAGCGCACACTAAACAAATTTTAGAGCGTAATGATATGTTTAAAAAATTTAATGACATTAAAGTTTGCTCTTCTGCAGGCCTATTTTTTCAAATAACCATTTAGAAGGGCAAAACTTAGTCCATACTCCAACTTGAAGCATTGTTATTACAAATAATACTATCCACCAATTTTTTAAACTAAAGCCAATTAATAACACAATTGACATGAGCAAATATACTGCTCTAACCGAAGTCCAATTTTTCATTTTCTAATACCTTTATGATTGTCAATTTTATCTAAGATTTGATTTAACAAATCCATTTTAATAAAACCAGCCATTGAGGCATTTTTAAGAGCGCTTATAATTTGAAATAGTAAAAATGGAATTATAATAGTTTCTGATAACCATCCGGCACCTACAAATCCTTGTTCTACCGCTAGAATAGCTCCTAAGATAATCCACCATACTGCTAATGTTCGAAGTACACTAAGGGCTTTAAAAGTTTTAAATCCTTCTCTTTTTGTACCAGCAATAATTCCAAAAAAGCCATCTAATAAAACGACACATGCTATACCTAAAAACTGTTCAACATTATCTAATGTCAAGTTTAAAAAATATGAACATAAAAAACTTAATGTCGATGTAAGGCCTATTATAATAGTTGTAGATTTAGTCATCACATATAAGAGTTAAAAGTAAAAAATGCTACCTTTAATCTAATCCAAAATCTTTTATACCATGGTAGTACTTTAAATTCTGGTAAATCAAAAAGATCTTCCGGTAGTAGGTTCATAGATTTTTCTCGTTTTTCTGTTATCTAATAATAACGAATCCATTATTTCGATTTGACTCTGTAACTCTTGTATATAATTTAATAATTGTTTATTTTCATTTTTTAATTGGAATATTGTAGGTGTACATTCTGTAGTACATATATGTTGCCTATGTTGCAATTCTTCACGTAAATTTACTATACTCGCATGTTGCGTTTTTTGTATAGAACCTAATTGATTTATTAAACTATCACGAAAACTTATTGAAGACCGCAATGAATCTATTATAGCCTCTTCGCTAGTCACAGTAGTACGTAATCTAATTATAGTATTTTGTGTACGGCGTTCTTCTTCCATCTGTTTAGCCATTACCTCGTCTGCCATAGCTAATGTAGCATCTATACTAGACAATCCTTCCCATTGGTTTTTAGTTTGGATCGAATCAACTATCTCTGGCTCCGTGCTGAAATATTGAGGCGATTCGAGTTGCTCACTACATCCTATTAATATAAGTGCACTAGCTATTATTAATTGTCTTGTCCTAAACATTTGAGTAACTTATCATTTATTTGGTCTAACTTATCCTCATAACGGACTACTGTTTCTTCTAATGACTCAATTCGCTCTTTATGGTCATTAATGCGCTGTGTACATGTTCGGTCTAAGTTAGTTAACTGTGCTTCATGTACTTTAATCATATCGACATACAAATACCCTATAACGCCTAAAGCAACAAATGCAATTGCCGAGACAGGATTTTTTGTAAATTGATCAAACGATATTGGTAATTTCATCAAAACTCTCTAATGATATCAGTAATTATACGATCAACTGTTCCATACATATTGTTCGTAACTTTATTTACTGATTCATTAACCGGCGACAAAAATGCGCCATGAGTAGATGGATTTGATACAAAATCAAAAGCAATTAATTCAAAGTCAGGTTGCACTTCTAATGTATTTTCGCCCTCTTTCATTACTTCTTTAACAGACCCCATACCGCGAGATGAAATGCCTAAACGAATACCAGACTTAAATAACTCTTTAAGAATATTTCCTGAAGGCGTCGATAATACCTCAACCTTTCCTACAAGGTCATTTCCTGCCCACGCCATTTCTAAAACATTATGAGAAACATTATTAAGATTAACAACGGATGAATCGGGATGATCTAATTCTCCTAATGCACGCTTTTCTGCAATAAATGAGTCAGAATATTTTTTTGCTTCACGTACTAATGTTTCTCTAGGATAAATACGTCCATTCTGATTCTTAGCCTCAGCCCGTTGCAATACGCCAGATACAATTAAACGGCCATTGTTTTGAGTCATTGACTCATTTATTTGCTGAGGTGATACTTCAAATAATGTATAATCGACTAATAATGTTTTAGACATTGTTTATTCCTTATTTTCTGGGCAATGTTGAATAAGGCGCAACCGCTCCATCAAATACCTGCATACCTTGCGCATAATAATATGTATCTAAACCATTAACGGGCGTTGCTACAGATGCAGTATCTGATAAGTTAGTTGCATTAGTGCCGGCTGTTAATGATATATCCGGAACACCTGCATTATATTCTCTTGTAATAGTTAATACATTATCTGTTACCGAACCTGATATTATATCTGATGGCGCAAATGTATTTGTAAAGCCAGCTACGACTGCGGATGCACCTTGATTATTTATTGCATCTCTAAACGATTCTAATATTGAACCCGTAACAATACCACTCACGCCATCAACAGATGCGGTAATGACGCATGCTGCGCCGCCGGTATTTGAAAATGTTTCTGCAGACCCTGTCGTTATAAAACATCTAATTTGTTTAACACTATCAGCATGATCTAATGAATAATCTACAGTGTTATTATATGCATATACATCAAAGAATGTCCCATGGATTGCATCTTCAAATCCGTCTGTCAATCCATCTGCTAACGTAAACGTAGACGTTTCTTTAGAATATCCTGTAATAAATTGAGTAGAACTGCCATCACTATTAATTGAGTTATTAACGGATTGACCAGGTTCCATTGTTTCATTTATTTGATTTGGATAATTCCATTGCATATAATTTACTTCACGCATATACTGTTGACGCACATATTCTATACCTTTCGATTCAATTAAAGATTGAATTTCGGGGCGACGCGAATAGTCTGTCCACGTCTGATAATATCTCATTACTTTGTTCATTTTGACAATTCTCTTAATCTATTTGATATACGCGTCATGCGTTCATTTATTTTTGCAAATCGGCTACCGGTAGTTTTCCAAAAGTGAGATGAATCAACGCCCATTTCTTGCTTCAACCGTAAGTTGTTATTAACAATTTTTTCCATTTCTGCTAACATACGGTTTACTTCGGCAATGCCTCTATTTACTTTTTGTTGCGGCGTTGATTTAGGATCTTTTTTAAAGTCCGAATATGTTACTGCCTCATCAATTGATTTAATCCCATATACATCACGCATCATACGCTTATAAGCACTTTCCTGTACTTTTTTATAACCAACAACTTCAGCATTATCCTTTTCATCCTCTTTCTTACCAAATGCATATGGCGTTTTAATATCGCCAGGCACGGCCGCTGTCGTTGACATTTCTGTCATTTCATCGCGTAATAATCCTAATGGACCTAATACTGCACGAATTTCTTCGTCATCATATCGACGTCTCAATTGAGTTATTAACGCTCGAGCTTCATTATCTGATAACTTATCGGATAACATACGCATAAAATCGCTATGAAGCTGTTCAATATCATCTGCTTCGTTAACGTTTTTAGCAACATTGCCTAATTTGTTATGAAGATATGAATCGGTATCATCTACATCGCCGTCATTATCAATATCTTTATCATCTAAAGAATCAAAATCTTGTGCTGCTTCTTTATCAGAAATTTTATCCAATGCTTCAAAGTATAAGTCTAATTGATCTATCAATTTCATTATTGCTGTCTCTTAAATAAATAAATTTTAGCGCCAGTCCCGCCAGTTATTTTTGCTACAGACAAATTGTAAATATCTTTAGCAGTTAAATCAGAAGCTAATGAACTTGTGCCGCCGGCATAATGCAACGTAGCGCTACCGTGAGTTACTACCATAACCGCGCCGTAACCGTAATTAGAACCAGTTAAATCAATTTGTCCAGATGTATATGCCAATGGCGAATGATATTCGCCCGGAAATCCTTGAGTCTCAAACTGATTGATTTGAGATCCGCTAGGTGCTAAATAAACTTGTCCACGTGCCATTAGTTAGACTCCTTAGCTTTTTTTAATTCTTCAACTAATTCGTAATAACGTAACATGGTAACAATATCTTTATCTTGAATTACATGCTTCTGACGAAGCTGGCTTAACAATGATGAAACTTCATTTAATTTAATACGCGTCACCTTACTAACAACTTGACGCTTTAGCGATTGAATTTCAGATTCAATTTTAGTTGTTTCTGTAATTACATATGCTTTGAGTTTTGAAGAATTAGTAACGTTATTAATATACTCTCTTAACATTCTTTTTTGTGGTGCACTTAATGTAGAATATTTTTCATTAAACTTATCTACAACCATTTTAGATGCTAAGATTCGTATATCTTTGTCTTCAGATACTAATGATACCTTTTCTTCTGCTTTTGTCTGAGTCTGTATATGTTCTACTAATGACGATCTGTTATCGACATAGCTACGAGGGTCATCAGACTCTGTAAATTCAAACAATTTATAAATCGCAGCATGCTGTTTATAAGATGTTATACGAGCATTAAAGAATTCTGTTGTATCTAATACGGTATTAATTTCTTTAACTAAATTATATTTTTCTCTACGTAGTTGAGATTCGTTCAACTGCCGTCTGGATTTCAGTACTGCATCAAGAAAAAGCTCCGCCTTCCGCTCATTAGTAAATTTTTCTTCGTGTAAAGACCTGTACAGTTTTAATTCTTTCGAAAGTTCTGCATTTTTAGAAAAATGACGTTTTAATATATGTAACGCTTTTGAGTCTCTATTATGCATCGTATCCGATGCAACTTGGCGGACGAGAAGTTCAAAGATTAGTCCTGTATTCTTATACTTGGAATGTTTCATTCGTTTCATGAAGTAATCGCCCTGTTATGATCATACTTTTTTATAAATATGGCGTTAATACTAAATACCTTCACATCATTCCTCTATCAACTGCGTTTCGTCTAAAATAGTACCAGAATCCGATTTATTATCTTTATTATTTAATGATTCATGAAGCATATCAGGTGTCTTAAATGCTGATTTTAATGAGCCTAATAATGCTTCTACATTTTTACTTTCTATACTTAATGGAGATGAGTTGCGATAATTATGTTGCAAAGGTGACTTGTCCGTATTAAATGACGTATCTAATGACTTAATCCCGATTGGATCTCTGCCATGCGGAGAATCATGTGAACCCCATGTGCCTGGCTCTTTTGGTCTACCGGGGCCTGCGACATGTTTTTGTTCCTGGCCGGGCAATAATTCCCCATTTCTATTAGAAACGTGCATTGATGCTATATCATGCGGCGTACCAAAACTCATATTAGTCTTCTTTGGATCATTACCTTCTGATTTTATTTGCTCTTTTCTAAAATCTGATTTTAAATCTTCTATAACTTGATCTTGTTCCGAGCGCCATTCATCTTGGCTTAATCCAAATATATTTTCATAAATCCAACGTTCAGAAAATAATGTAGATTCTTTTAACGATGTTGCCAGGGTTATTTTTTCATTTAATGTTTCTATTTTTTGCTTTTCATAGATTAATGAAGGATTTGTTAATGATATAGTAAAATCGACTAAGTCTTCATCCTTAAATCCTTGAGAAAACAAATGTACAATTGCAATTTTTGTTAATTCAGAAACAAATATTTTTTGTAGCCGTTCAATTGTTCTAGCAAATCTTACATCTTCTGCGGCTAATGTTGCCTTTCCTTCAACGCCTTCGTCATAACCTAAGAATGCTTTTGGTATCTTAAGCGCGGCATGCATTTTATTGCGTAGGTAGTCAATATCTTCAATTTGTCCATCATTAGATAAGCCCGGTAGAGATTCTACAGCTGTTCCAGATTCACCTCCTCGAACTGGCAAGAAGTAATCTTCCATCATATTTTCCATATTGAACTTGAGATTATACTCTCCCGTTCGTTCATCTATATATGGAATTTTTTTCATATTACCGATGATGTTCTTCATATGAGCATCAACTTCAGCCGGCGGAATGTTTCCTACATCTACTTTAAATATTCTGCGTTCTGGTGCGCGCATTATTCTATGAATTAACATCGCATCTTCCATCAACATAAGTTGTTTGAAAACTTTACGTGCTGGTTCGATCATAGATTTGCCGTACGGTAAAAAGTTTGTATCTGATAATAATCTAAAATGAGCTATTTCAAAATTTTGGAACTCTCTTTGATTTTGATTAGATCGGGCAGATGCATATGCTGTATGAGTACCTTCCCATACAAATTTGTATGCATACGGATTTGCTGGATCAAATCCTTCTTCTCGGCGTACTTCATAGCCACTTAACGGTGTTACATTAACAATACCAATTTCATCTTCAATATCTAAATGTAAAAAAAAGTCACCATATTTACATGCATTACGAATCCATGGCCAGAGATTATAATCAACATTAAGTACGTCATAAAATAAATTATGTAATACTTTTTTAATTTCATCGTTCTGCGAATTGATAGTTAGAGTGTCACCGTCAGCATCTTTAACTGTACATTCATCTGAATAAACATCTAATGCCGATGCAATAATCGGATCCATGTCCATTGCTTCATAATCAGAATACAGTTCTAATTTAGATGTAAAGAATGTGTAATTTTGATTATATGTTGCAAATCCAGATTGAGCTTTATGCATTCCAGAAAAACGATCTATATATCTGTTATTCGAAAGCGACCCCATCGATTGCAATCGATTTGTATCAACTACCTTAAGCCTATTTTTTGCTATACGACGTACAACTACATTCGTCGAAAATAGTCTAGATAGTCTTGATCTTAATGATGTATCTGCCATAATCAGTTTCTTTTGTTATAAATATCATATTAGCCAGGTTAGATCATCTTTTCCATAGCCATTACGCCATTCCCATGCACCATTAGAATTTTTATTAGTATATACACTAGTATCATGTTGTACTTTACCAAAGTATCCTAAAGATTTTTTAGATAATTCTAAACCTTGCTGCCGTAGCCGAAGTGCAGTATCTCGTATCCATAATGCAATACCAAATGCCATTACCAGGTCATCATTATAACCAGATTGTGCTTCAGCCTTACTACCATTCCATATAAATACAAATAATTCATCTATAAGTCGTTTACTGTGAACGATTGGCGACTTTTCTCTAAAATAAGTTTCTAGTTTTGAAATAACCAATGGCCTGGTTTTTGATGTAGTAGAAAATCCCGGAACTTTTTGTGCTTTGTTTTTTAGATCGTAACCTTTTGATAAGTGTATATCTTCATCTACATATGCATCTTGCCGATATGAGTAATATAAATTATTATAGTTTTTATCTATTACAACTTGAATAGCCGCCCATCCTATATTTGCATTTTCAATAACTAATAATGCATTGTTCCATTCTGTTGCAACAGATACCAGCATATTACCATATTCTGTAGTACCTATCTTCCCTTTGTATTCAGCAACTTGAACCATGTTTTCAATTTCAATAACATGGAATGCAGAGTAGTCGCCTCCATCGCCGCGTGCAACGTCTGCTACAACAACATAGTCTTTTCCGTAATCTGGATATTCCCACATCCAGTAGTTTGAATCAAATCCGCGGCGCTCAATTGGATCTTTAACGTATGTTTGTTCATACCATTGTAATATAGGACCGTCGACTACCGTATGACCGGATGTTATAAAATCGCAGTCACATTCTTGTGCAGCCATCTTTTCGCCTAATAGTCCGGTTTGTTCATCACGCCATGATTGGTCACGTTCGGGATGTACTGTCCAGTGCAATTCAGTTGGCACGAATTGGCCTCCGGCTTCTGCATCAACCCATGTTTTATGAAACCAGTTACCGGTGCCGTTAGGCGTTGAAAGTGCAACACAACCTCCACCAGTAGCCAATGTTTGTTGAGCAGACGCCCATATCTCTTCAATATTTTTAATAAATGCAGCCTCATCAATAACTAATAATGACAATGCCTCAGAACGGCCGGCGGTTCCTGCACTCGATACAGCTTTTACCTGCGACCCATTCTTAAATCGCAATGAAAGTTTGTTATCTTCAATAGTACGGCCTTTTAGCCATGATGGTAAATTTTCATGCATGACTCTGATTTTGGTGACCAAGTTTTTAGCTACTTCTTGTGTTGTGGCGATGACAAGAACATTGTAGTCATCTTTAAATAACATGTTCCATAATACAAACCCGGCCGAAAGTGTTGAAATACCTAACTGTCTAGATTTAAGGATTACGTTATAACGATTATGCTGTAATGTTGTTAACGTAGCAGCCTGAAAAGGATATAAATTAAAATACATCTTACCTTTAGTAGGATGTTGAATAATACAATATTTGCGCATAAAGTGCACAGGATCTTGTGCACATCTTTTATATTCTTCGCGAATTACTTCTTTGATATTACGTTGCGCCATTATAACCTAAATATAAGAAATTTTTGCCAGAACGGCAAATTATGCAAATGCTTTAATTGCCTTAACAATAATTGGATTCTTAAGATTAGCCATTACTTCATCAGACTTAGCTAATACTTTAAGACCTTTTACTCCGCCGCTGAACCATTCCGCATCTTTAAGAGACTGAATTGCCTCTGTTCCATATCCTACTGCCAATGATGCGACTAATATAGCATACATTATATTGACAACCGATTTTCTCGTTTGCGCATCTTTAACAAACAATTTTAATACTACATCCAACGGCTTTTTAAATCCAGCTTCGACCTCATGTACATAATGCAAAATCTTTTCAGCAAAATCTTCACCTTTTTGCCAATTTAATTTTTTTGAAAGAAACTTTACGCCTTTTGTAATTAATCCTATGATAGCATTAACTGTCATAATCTTTAATAAGATTGCTGTAATCGTCTCTATAACAATTTCATTAAGCTGATTCTTATCAGCTCCTTCATCAATTGCCCGTTGGTATTTTTCTTCCAATTCAGATACGTCGATATCAGCTTTCTTAATTGCTGCGGCTAATTCAGTTCCTACTTTAGACAATTCCTTTTCTAAGTCTTGGCCTTCGTCTGCTTCTGAAAGTACTTCATTAACTAGACGTTTTATTTCAGCTCTTAATATTTGTTCTTTATTGTTCATCGATTGTTCCAAATTGTTTACGGACATTTGATTTTAATTCTTTATAATCATTTTCAATTTTTTCTATAACCGATGAAATATCAACTTGACCATTTTCTCCGTCCGCATTTTGCCAATATGTCTCTTTTATTTGTGTTTTTATTAATTCAACTTCAGCATCAGTATCTTTAAACCATGACTCTGCATTTTCGGACATTATACGTTGTTCATATTCTTGCCATGCATTATAACCTTGGTTACGAATTTCTTGTTCTTCTTTTATAACACAACCAAAACATTTTTTTCGTTTAAACCAAAACTTAAAGTTTAATCGCTTTTCTTCGTTACGCATTTTAGTCCCACATGACGGACACTGTTCCGGTACTTTAAGTAAATCTTTAATTTTTGACTTAACACTATTTTTAGGCTTTCTAGTACGAAATCCTTTGTTTTGTGTAACTATATATACCGTACCATTTGGCATTACTTCTTCCCAAACGTCGCCGACTTCGCGCCGTTCATGTTTAGAATCTTTATTGAATCCTACTGTTGTACGAGTCTGAGATTTATGTGTGCCATCTAGCAGCTGCTGTACAGCTTTAATATTTTGTAACTTATTGCTCATGATTAAAGAAATTGACGAATTTTCATTTTTAAACGACGCTTGCCGGCATCATCTAAAGGCAACTTACTGAGGAAGTCAATTGCAAAATCTACTTGTTGTGCTGTTGGCTTTGCTTCAACTGCCTTCATTAACATTTTAAATGCTTGAGTTTTTTCAAGTTTTTCGCCACGTGATGCTAATGCGCCACTTAAGTTTGATCCTTCAGCTTCGTTCACTGACTCACCGACTCCTAAATTACGCTGTACTCTTGATTTGATTGATGCAAAATCTTGTTGAGAAATGCCAAACTTTTGAATTAATGCAACTACTAAATCAACTTTTTGGACTCGAGGCAATCTAGTTAATCTGTTAGTGTCAATAGTTGCTAAAATTCTATCTAACATTTGTCTACGACTTCCAAGCTTTGCACGAACAGATCCGCCTACTTGTTTTAAAAATGAATCATTTTCTTTTAATGATTCTTTTATCTGTCTACGGATCATTGACCTTAATTCAGATTCTTTCATAGTTTATTCCTATTCTTTTAAATAAATATGTAGTTAACGACTATACCTAGATAATCCTAACAATTGATTAACAGGTGCAAAAAGACCGGTAAGTTTATACAAATTACCTTTATACATAAACACTAAACCTTCGGATGGAACAATCTTATCAAATCCACCTATAGATTCAATTCTTTTAAGTTCATATTTGACCTTATCAAGTGAGCCGATATCCTTTGCCTTCTGTAACTCTTTGATTGTTTGGGCGATATCTCTTTTTAGTTCTTGTGCACTTTCATTTGGCGAGGCAGCTAAAAATTCTTTTACGTTTGATAACACCTCGGCTCCTAGCTTTAGAAAAATTTCTTCGAATCGAGCTACATTTGCTTTGTTCTGCTTAGCAAAGTCTTGTTTATCGTACGCTTTAATCTTATTAAGCATATCAACATCCGGTACTGATTTTCCATTTAACCTAAACGATTTATCATTATATGCCCATCGCTGTAACAAGCCTTCCTTTACTTCCGTAGTAGCGGACGGAAAATCTAAATCTATTTTACGTCGCCACCATTCTTCATGATATTTCATAACTTCGTCAGAGTCTTTTAATCCAAACTCTTTTTGAAGTTTATTGACACGAGCAATAAATTCAGGCTCTAATTTTTCGAAATCAATACTACGTTGAATCATTAATTTTTTTGGCGGAATAATTTTAAAATGTTTTTGAACATCAGCATTCACATCTGCTATCAATGACTGCAATAGTGGTCCATACTCTGGATAAGTATCTGTTTTAGTTGCAGATTCTAAATCAAATTCGTTTAGTCCATGAAACTGCAGATATGCCGACGTACCGTAATTGATGACATTTTTCGTGCCTGGATATATAATTTCTAAGTTTAGAAATCTAGTTCCATTTTGGAATACTTCTTCTCGCTTATCTTGCGGTAGTGCTAATATAGCTTGTTCTAAATCGCGCATTGCATACGAAAATGCTTTCGTCAATTCACCTCTATCTGCGAACTTACGTTCAATGGCTTGCACATCTAATGGATTACGTATCGTAGCTTTATTTCTAGCAGCGCCTACTTTACCATCTTTAAATGTTACATTGAGATTTTGCCCATCTGTCTTTTCTGTCACATCGGCTTCTAAATCCAATCGTCCTTCCAACGATAAACGAATAATTTCTTTCATTTCTGCGAAAGTCAAATCTCGATCATCAAATGGATGTGACATATGACCTGATGCGCCGCCTTCTGTTATAAGAGACTCTTTTATAATAGTCTTCCACCAGTTTGCAGTAAATAATGATTCTTTTATTGGCACTGGCGTCGTTGGTTCGTTTTTAGAGCTAGCAATTGCTTCGCCGGCTCCTAGAAAGTTTAAAAACTTATATCCTACTTGTTGTGCTACTTTACTTATATGTTTAGACCATTCTTGGTACGCGGGATTTCCGCGCATATCTTTTATATAATTAGTACCTGCATAATTCGAACCAGCCACACCACTAGGAAAGTATGATACACCCATAGGTGGTCCATCTGGATATTCTGTTGAATGCACTTCTATAGGGCTATCTTTGATAATGTAATTAAGAACTGAAAATCCTAACTTTTCTGCCATTTGTTTGTTTTTAGCACGATAAGTAGCTTGATTACCATAAAAATATCTTGGGCCATCGTCTACCATAGATTTACCCAACGGTAGATTACTACTATTTTCAACTATAAACCGTTCAATGTTTTCTATCGCTAGCTTCGAGAATTTTTTTTTGAGAAGATTATAAATTGTAGGATCAAAGAATCCCATGATTGACTTAAAATCTGCAGGCGTTGCATTTGCCAATGCCTGACGTAATATTGTTCCTGACATTTCTCCATATCCAGGAACATTTAATGATACATGTGGCGCAACGTATAAGTACCCATGTTTAGTATATGGTAATAAATTATCTTTATTATCATCATAATATTGAAAATATGATGGCTCACCGTTCTTTTTAAATCCTACTTTAAATCTAGGATCTTCCATCATATCTTTTTTACCAACCGCAAATAAGACAGCTGTCGTTTCTGGATCATACTTGCTAGTTATTTCTGCGGACTGATATGGGTTTTTTACTTGAATGACGTTTGTAATGCCGTGTTTATTAATAACACGTTTCTTTTCATTAAAGGTCAATGGGGACTTTGGTAACGCCACTTTATCAGATGTTGCAATGTATGTGTTCGATTTACCAAATCTAGAAGCTAATTTTTTATATACTTCGGCATGATGTTTACCCATTGGCTGAAAACGGCCGGGGTATATTACAACGACTGTCTTAATTTGACTTTCGTTAAGTAGTTGATTAGCTAACCATTCTCCTAACATACGAATCCTTTGTTATAAATATCACAAAAGTTATATAACTTTTTAAAATTTTAAATGTTTAGATATACGTATGTAATAAAGTTAAAAGAACCAAATTAACTCCAATTAATTCCATCAATAGATGCAATTTGAGCTGCAGAAACTCCAGAAAAAGATGATATATTAGCTTTAAGTATACCATCAATAGAACTAATTGACACCCCTGATGGAGGAGGAGGTGGGGGTGATTCAACAGCTGATAGCGTTTTTACAGGGGCTGTAACGAACGGTATACTACCATATATTAACTGAGGAGTAGTAGTATATAAGTAAGGTACGGTACCATATATTAATTTTACTTTACCCATTTAAATCAAAATTAGAGAAGTGTACATATGAAGCATCATCAGTATCAACATTAACCAACACAACATCAATAGGATTAGCAGCAGTTGTATTAACTGTTAGGGTCTGCCAAGTTCCTGTTTGGTCCCCGGTTCCACTAGCAGATGCCGAAACTATTTGTCCATTAACTAATTTATCTACTAGAATTAATTTTGGAGGATCAGAAGTAACATTGTATTTTACAGAAACAGAAGCAGTTAGTGAACCACTAATATTAGCTGCTAAAGCAAATCCCCCATAACCTAAAGCTTTAATTCCAAAATTGCTTCCTGTTACATAAGTATTGTCTATTACAGGTGAATCGGGGAATTGGTATCCTGGGAATGCTCCTTGGAATTTGTTAGTATCTGTAAATCCCTCACCTCCTGCTTTAATATTACCCATAGGGACTCCTATAGTATCATAGGATCCGGGAGGGGCATATGTGTCTTTTAACCAGTTAGAAGCATATCTAATACCTGCTCCGGAAACAAATGCTTCTAAAGCTTCACCTTGAGTACCTGCTGAACCTGTTATTTGGGTCACATAAAAAGGTAATCCTGTGCTTCCTGAGTAAAAATAATCAGTCCCAGGGAGAGGACGGTTTCTAAGCATATGTTGTAGATCATTACAAATCCCTACATATCCAGTATAAAGCATACCCTTAGCTTCTGTTGGAGTAAAGTTGACATCATCAACAGACTGGTTAATTGAGGAACCATATCCTGAGTAATAAACTGAGGATAATTCTGAACCTGAGTTTATGTTGGGGTAAATTCCTGCTGCTATAGTATCCCCATTTTGATAAGCATAATAACCAGCTATTGAAAGGAAACCTATCATGTTATAGTTTCCGGAATCTAGCCCGGCGGTTGCTGATCCTACAGCTACATTATTTTGCCCCCCACTATTAGAAAAACCTATGTTACAAGCTATAGCATTGCTATTATAAACAGCACCATAATCACTACCTAAAGTACCATATTCATCTATAGAACAATTGTAAAAGCCATTAGATGATCCTATAGCTAAACACCCATAAACATAAGCATACCCAAAACCACTAAAACCCCCTATAGCAACACAATTAACACTATTACAACCATAAAAACCAAATCTACCTCCTATAGAACTACAATTGTAAGCAGTAACATCATGTGTTGTGAAAGAACTGTTTTGGATAGCAAAGCTACAATTAGAAAAATGACAATTTTCTATAAAAACCCCATAACTAGTAGAACAAAATATTCCCCTTCCCGTTGTTCCTGTATAACCTACAAATGTTAGATTTTTAATATGCCAATAATCATCCCCAATAAAACTAAGACCACTAAAATTCCGTACGGGTATTAAAGTAGCTGAGTCCATGGCTGTTAAAATAACTTCCCCCGGGGTATCGCTTGTTAAGTATTCAGCTTGAGTGTCTCCTATGATTTTTTTAGGGTTATCTATAGTCCCATCACCATTTATACTATTAGTAGTGGTGTGATAATAAACCCCAGGTCCTATATATAAAATATCTCCAGCAGCAGACATAAGAGCTAAACCTGCTGCTACTGTTTTTTTAGCTGCTCCAGCAGATGTACCTGCGTTTGCATCACTACCATTTTGATCTGAAACGTAATAAGTGGCCATTATTCTCTTATATTAATTGTTGTTATGTTAGGGGTTTTAAGTAGGGCACTACCTGTAGTTTCTACCCCAAATTGTTGAAAATGAGTTAATACTCCATTAGTATACCTACGCTCATAAATATATTCGTGACAATACCCTAAATCTAATGTTGGGTTAACATAATGATCGTATAAAGGATAATTAAAACCTGTGCTATCATCATATGGGTTGGTTCGGATAGTATCTGGGTGAGGTTTTAATTGGTTATAAACGTATATGGGGGAATTCAAATATTCTTCTTCTGCTTGTTGAAGTTGAAGTTCTGATATTTGTTCTTGTAATAAACTTTGACTTAACATTAAGTCATTTAAATTATGATGCGTCATGATTATAAATATATTTAAGCATATTATGCAATTTCAATCCAGTTATTAGATGGGTGAAAATAAACTAAGTCAGTTCCATATGCATGGCCAACCACTCGAACAATTTCTCCCGTTTGTTGTGACGGTAAACCGCTAAATCTGCCGGCAGATGCACTAGCAACATATACTGGAGCTCCGATGCCTGCATCAGATAAACCGAATGGATTAACAAAGCCGCGCAATAACATACCATCCGTTGTTGAATTAGTTCCTAACGCAACGGCTAATGAACCTGTCGACGTTCCTCCAGCATTGGCTTGAGCTAAAGTCCATCCACCACTACTATTTAAATAATATAATCCGCCGGCGGTTGTTGTAGTACCTCCGAATTTAACTACATCGCCTAATGCGCCACCATCACTAGCTAATGCTGATGAACCTGTATTGAATATACGATTAGTATTAGCAATTACAGAGCTTACAGATTGTACATACAGCTCATTTGTCGGAGATGGATTGGGAACAGCTGTATATCCAGCTATATACTCAATCGTAGTTTCGCTAGCTACATTGAATAATCTTCCTGCTACTTGTAAATCTGCATCAGAAATCAAAACGGATGCCGATGTAACTGTCATTTTTGCCGCATCAATACCTTTTGTATAAATTTTAAAGTCATCGCCAGTATGTTCAAATAATTTATTTGGGCCGTCGCCAAATAGATTAACAGGCTCACTTCCAGATGCTACTAAAAACGAATCAACATTATGTATTAAAAAGACATTCGGGCTAACTACTGAATTAATATCGACCATTTCAACATCGCCGATTTTTAACATAGGATAGTTGTTCGCCGGCAGACCAGTCTCTCGTATAACTAATCCAGATCCTGTTATTGGAAATGATGCGAGCTGTTCATAACCAATTGGATATGATGTTATTTCAATAGCCGCAG